GTATTTTAAGATTAAGCGGTTGTAACTCCATCTGTCTGTACCCATCCGGTACCATTGAATATAAACTTGCAAACAGAAATTTTCGAACCAGTAGCAGAATATGTTGTAGCCAAAGGAATAAATCCAGTACCCCATGTAATAACTCGTGTAGTAGCATCGGGTGTAATAATCAGAATAATCTCGTCGCCTACATATGGCGGGGTAGAAGCAGAACCTACGGCAATATTAATTGTCGGAGTAGCGGTCGAGAGCGCAATATTGAAAATTGTTTTGGCGGCATTAGGAATGGTAGCCAAATTAATTGTTGCAGCGGTTGCAATTGTCTGAAAGTCATTTTGGAAACCCCTGTTAGTATTTTCGGTATTTTTTGCTCCCGTAAACCTTGCAGATGTAGACATGATTGTATAAATTTGAAAAAGTTAAATCGAAAATTAACAAAAGACTGGAGCGTTTTATAGGCTGAGCCAAACCGGTCTTTGTTATACTATTTTATGCTGTAAACGTCGAGCTTGTTAGCGTAGTAAACAAGAAAACTTGTTCGCTAAATCCGTACTGCACATCGTATTTCATTAGTCCTTTTAGGAAGAACAATTCGGAGTTATTTTGCAATCTTTGCAATTGCAAATTATTATCTTCCGTGCTATTCATACCCAGGTACAAGTTAGAGCTTGTATCGGGGAGAGATTCGGCAAAAACAATTGTATTGTCAGGAAGACCCGCTAGAGGAACAATCTCGTAACCTTTGAATTTGTTAATACCGCGTTCGGTGGTATTAACACCTTTAAAGGTCTGGGTTGTAGTAATGAACGTTTGGTAAATCTGTTCCGTGTTAACAGACACAAGGAATTTCAGCCTTTCGTATCTGCTCGATCTGCTTAATAGAGCCTTTTTATTTGTTGCTGCAAGGCTCAATAGTGCATTAAACGCATCGACAATATTGTACACTGTAGATCCGTCAGAAGCAGCAGCAGTGAGTGGAAACGGATTGGATACTTTAAGTACAGCTGAGTCAGCAATCATCTTTTTCAAGAACCCATCATAAAACTTTAACTGACCGTTTCCTGCAGAACCAATTGCAGCAGTGTAAGTTGTAGAACCCATCCAGATGCCGTTTTCTACTTGTTCAAATGCACGATTCAGACCAATCTGCATCATGTAATTTTCTGCCGTAACAGGAAGTTCGCGTGCTAGTAATGTTGGGCTAAGTTCTTCAGCCAACCAGTGTTGTTCAAAATCGCGCGGGTTAAATTCAGTATACAACATCATGTCATTAGGGCTAAGGACACGACCGTCGATTGTAAACTGGCCGCTAGTCGTAGGCGTGGCCTGACGAGCTTGCAACGGATTTGCAAAGTCAACACGACCGATGGTGTGCTGCTTTTTGATGCCGTCCTGCACAAAAACTACTCCCTTTTCCACAGTATCCATGGCAAAGGTGGCGGGAAGCCAAAAGTAGCTTGCAAATGTACCAGCGTATGTGGTATCCGAAATAACTAATGACATAGTATGTTTATTTTAAAGAATTAAAGTTTATTTTTTACAGTTTCGAATTGCCTATTTTTTTAAGAATTTTTGAATCTCATTTTTGCATTAGCCTGAATCCTTGCTTGCAAATGCATTGCTGACATTCCTTCTTTGGTAGGATCTTTTACTACATTGCCTTGAGCATCTTTAGAATTTCCGGCAGCAGCGCCGTTTTGTGCAGATCCTGGAGCAGTTTTATTTAAAGGAATTTCTTCCAGCATTGCCACCACATCTTCAACAGAAGTTTTCAGGGCAATATCGACATACTTGTCAATGCTTTCTGTTTTAATTCGGTTGCCTTTTTCTGACTTAGCGTATACTTCGATTTTAGAACGAGCTTCAACTTTTTTAGCTCTTGCTTCCAAATCTTCTTTTTCTTTTTTAGCCTTAGCTTCGGCGTCTTCTTTTTCTTTTTTAGCCTTAGCTTCGGCGTCTTCTTTTTCTTTACACATTTTGCTATACTTATCCATAAGCTCGTCATAATCTGACTTCATTTTATCGAGAGCTTTTTTAGTAGAAGCCATTTCGTCTTCCGCTTTTCCGCGAGCTAAAACTTCGGTATTAATTTTTGTCTTGAGTGCGTACATAATTGCGCTCGGTGAAGAATCTGTATTCAGATCCAAGAAAGCAGCAATTAACGATGTGTCAAGAGCTTTAGCGGCGGGAGTGTTTTCTACTGACATATTAGATGTGTT